AACACGAACCTAGAACTCTCCATGATACTAGCGATAATGATTAGTTTGTTCTACCTACAGATGAGGGTACAATACGAAGAGGCATAAAAATGGCATCAGATGAATGGAGAACCTTTCTAAAAGAGAACTTTAACGATGATAGCGACGTGGTTCTTTCACTCGAAGAACTCACGCTTGAGCAGATTCACGGACTTTTAGGTATAATTGAACGAAAATTGTTCGCACATACTCAAGACCAACGCGCAAAAGGAAAGATGAGCCACTTAGAGATGTGGAGGATAGATGACACTCGTAAGATTCTAAAAAAAGCGCGAAGCAACGTAGGGGTGATTATCGGCCATGAGGCGTGGCAGGAAGGACTATTATTACATCAGTTCGGTAAAGAGGTAGAAAATGCCATTAGATAGACGCGAGAAGATATGCGTCGTAAGACGTCACGGACTTTTAGCCGATAAATACCGGCTTAGAACGCTACAAAAAGAAATTGACCGCGAGAGAAGAGAACTAGCGCGACACTGTAACGAAAGCATAAGGAGAGATTAACATATGTTAACTAACTGGTTAGAGAGAACCGTACAACTCTTTCTTGTTAATAAGGGTGGTATGGACGTTAAGTTAAGATATTATAACGACGACGGTATAATGGTAGAACACGAGAAGGGACAAGACTTCGTTCCGTATAGTGCGATTCTACTAATGCGACTTCGTAATGAAGAGACAAAACCGGGAAGAAACTTTGAACGGTTCTCCGATGAAGAGAAAGAAGAAGACGAAGACGATAACGCTCGATGAGCGTGTCGCCGCGTTCGTGAAAGAAGAATACTCGTGGGCGAAAAAATACTCAATCGAAGGCTGTAACGGGGCGTATCTAATCAATTTATCTTTCTATGCCGGAACCCCGAGGATGATTCGAATCACGACGAGTAATAATAAGATAGATAGTGTAGAGGAATTATGAGTGACCGAAATAAACAACGACAAATAGTGATTCACGATAACACATATTTTGCACTTCTTGATGTGCGGCTTGAGCTATCGAAAAATCTAAAACGTAGTGCAACATTTAATGAAGCGATACAAGAAGCGCTTAGGGTAGCTTACGATGTAAGGTTTGAAGAATGAGCGACCCAAACTATTGTGCTATAACCCAACAACCATGTACTTCACATTATAATATGTCGAGTAGCGAGTGCGAAGAGTGTAGAGGTATTTTCATTAATGATTATCTAGATGCGATTCTCGGAACTAAAAAAATCTACGACATTAAAACGGAAAACATTATCGACTTTTGCACATTACAACAACGCTCGTGCGACCAGCATTACGCGATGAACACAAATAAGTGTACAGAATGCCGGACGATTATGTTTCTCGAGAAACTAGATACAATTCTCGCGAAGAGTAAAAAATGAAAAATCCGTTTATATGCGCGAAATGTAATCAGAAGATAGACGTTGGCGAGTCACATCTAGCATCAAAAACGCAACGTTGGCATAAGAAATGTTATAAGGAAAAAAATGAGGTGGAGATTTGAACGAAGAACCGAACGAAGAACTAACGATTGAAGAGCGCGTGACGCAGCTCGAGATAGCGATTATAGAGCTACAACAGGCGTTTAATAACTTAGTTAATTTAGCCGTGAGAACTAAAGAAGAAGAAGAAGAGAAACCACCAATGCGCGCGAGCGTAGGACACAGAGGCCCGGCACGATGTAAGAACGAAGAATCGATAAATAAAGGGCATCTTTGCATATGGGGCTTTAATCTTCCGTCGAAGCTTGACTGTCATGAGTGTATTGAAGGATGAAGTGTAAAAACTGCGGACATCTTAAACAAGCGTTAAAAGAACAAGTATGCGACATAGGTAGGGAACCTGATGAGTTTAATTGTTGTCCTAAGTTTTTTAACGGCTATATTCGTAGGGTGTTGATAGGAGAGTAAAAATGTTATGGTATTTTATTTTGCTCATAATGATAGGTATAACTATTGTACTAGACGGCATAGGTAGCGCGCTTATACAGGGCGGACAGTATCATACTTTCTGGTTTGATGGCGAGCGTTATGCGCGAGCGGCAGCAGGAATCGCGGTAATCGTTCTCGCGATGTATGCTTGTTACGTAAACTAAATAACGTTAGAACCTTAATAACGAAACGTTGAGTACAGATTATAAAACCCCCGAATATCGCGAATATGCTCGCGAGCGGTATAAGAATAACAAAGAATATCGCGAAGGTCAGAAAGAACGTAGGCGTAAAAATCTACGAGAACAACGAAAGATTCCCGAATTTAGCGAAGAACGTAACCGAAAACAACGGGAGTATTATTGGGAACACCCGGAAAAACGTAATTGTGCAAGTGAGCGGTACAGACTTAAAGTTATTACACATTATACAGATGGAACGCTGTATTGTACAAATTGTGGATTACCGATTTATGATTGTTTAGAGATTGACCATAAAAACGGAGACGGTGCGAAACACCGAGTAGAAGTGGGGTCTAATTCTATTACCGCGTGGATTATCGCGAATGATTTTCCAGATGGGTTTCAGATTCTTTGCGCGACGTGTCATAGACTTAAAACAAAACGAGGTGAATTACCGAGTAGAGACGAACTTATCGAGGCATATAAAAAATCACTTGAATTTTTAGAGGTGTAAGATAACTACTACTTTTTTGGTAAGAGAGACTTGTAACAAGCGGTAGCGAACGCTTATCAGGATACGCAAGCTTCTAATACACGGTGGCTCAATCCGAAGAGCGGACGCTTTTTCGAAGGTTCACTAATAGACTTGGTCTACGCGCAGGTATTCAACAATTAAATCAAACGCCGAGTAGCGACCAAGACGTTCTCGCGAGAATCGTCGGTGACCAAGTTACTGCTTCTATAAAGCGAGATATTCCCGCATATTTAAAAGCTTTTGCAGAACTCCCGTGGTTACGAACCTCGGTAACAAAGGTAGCTAATTCTATCGCTCAGAACGATTGGGACATTCGTTTCGTTCGAAACGAGCCCAATAAAACGGGCGGAATGAACGTTATAGAGGAAGAGCCGCAAGAAATTATTCCGCTTCAAGTTTTTATTAATAATCCTAATTCTCAGTTTAGTTTTCAACAATTAATATGGCTCACGCAAGTTTATTTAGAACTTGTAGGTGAGGCTTTTTGGTGGATGGTGCCGATACAGGGCGTCATAAACGCTTATCCTATATCCCCCGGTAAGGTAGTTCGAACACCAACCGCCGATGAGCCGTATTTTACTATTTCGGGGCCGAAGGGCGAATTCAAGCTCGATATGGGCGAGGTTATCTGGTTCGCGCACCCAGACCCGGCCGACCCGTATTCTAGAGGTGTTGGCCTAGCGCAATCTCTTTCTCATGACCTCGACACGGACGACGCTGCTTCTCGTTATGTATTAAGCTACTTTAATAATCAAGCACGGCCACCACTGCTCATTTACGGAGAAGGGCTTAACGCAGAACGTGTGAAGCAGCTCGAAGACGATTGGAACCTACAGCATCAGGGATTTTGGAACGCCGGAAAAGTTCGATTCTTAAGCCGAAAGGTAGAGATAAAAGAACTCTCTCAGAAGTTCGAAGGCGCGGATATTGTAAACCTACGACAGCATCAGAGAGACGTCGTGGCTTCAGTTATCGGTGTGCCACCCGAGATACTTGGAATTCTTCAGTCGTCGAATAGAGCAACTATCGACGCAGCAGACTTATTCTTTTCTCGTTATACGCTTCGACCCCGACTTGACTTTTTACAAGAGGTTCTTAATAAACAACTAATTCCCCGATTCGACGACACTGGCGAATTGGTGATGCTCTACGTTAATCCGGTGCAGAAAGATAAGGACATAATCCTAAAAGCTGCTCGGTTTATGCCGACGGCGCTTATGATTGACGAATGGCGAGCATTAATGGAATACGACCCGTTACCCGATGGTGACGGCGAGTGTTTCGTTGTACCAATTAACGTACAGGTTCTTTCGAGTCTAAAGAAAGGCATAGTGCAGGTTCCGGCCGTCGCGCCACCACCGCAAGCCGGTAAAGAGGCATATGGCGAGACTAAAACGCCGTTCGGCAAGATTCGCGGTAAGAAAACAAAACGCCTAAGAGACTTAGAACGGTACACACGACGACCGAGGAAACAATAATGCCTACAAAATTACCCATTATCACTTTAATGCCGCCCGACCACTGCGCTAACTGTAAAACGTCGTGGTTTAACGATGACGGTACATCAAAACGATTCACATTATTTGGAACTCCCGAACATCTAAAGTGGCTCTGTAATCCGTGTTTTATAAAGCTAGCAACGCTCGAGAAAGAAGAGCAGAATAAGTTAATCGACGTGAAGTTGCGGCCTAACGATAATACCTAACGGCGGTGGAAGTATGGAAGACTTGAAGAAGGACGTTAAGGCCGTTAAAACTGAGCTAGACTCGGAACTTAAGAAAATTAATGGTGTTAATTCCAAGTTAGAACAGAATATCACACTTATCGAAAGCATACGCGACGAGCAAAAGCACGCCACGCTTGCGCAAAAAGTAGAACTAGACGCAATGGAAGCCTGCGTGAAACAATGTCAGATAAGCATTGGTCAGCACGACGAGCGCCTTAAAGCGTACGAGGCTAATAGTATTCGACAAAACGGCATTCTTAATACACTCGACGGAAAAATCGACGGCGTGGGTGATGATATTCATAACATAGTAACGAAGGTCGACGCTTTTAGTCTTAGCATGACAAGCAAATTCGCCGAGACTGAACGTACAGCCATAGCGCGCGAGTCTACGAGGGACGCACATCTACTCACCGCTCTTGCGAGCGTCGATGAAAAGACACTCGCAGCGCTTGAACGTGCCGATGAAAAGACTTTGGCCGCTAAGGAAAGAGCGGATGAGAAGGTGGAGACCTTACGTGTTGAGGTTTTACACGACAAAATTAGATTTAACTGGAAGATTATAGGTGCGTTTGCATCATTCGCGTTCTTGTGTATCTTAGTGTTTATCTCGTATTCATTTCATGTATTTGGAGGCCTGCCCTAGACACAACTGGGGTATGAAAGACGTTAATTAAGTAAAGAAGGTGGAAGAATGACGCTCATAGATGAGGTTGTACAGGGCGTTCCGGTCTATAAGACCCTTAAGCTAAGCGAAGTTAAAGACGTTTCAACCGATAGCGCGATGCGTCTTGCTTTTACCGTAAGCAACGAAGAGGTCGACCGCGACGGCGATAGTTTAGACGCAAAAGGGTGGACGCTCGGTAATTACACCAAAAACCCCGTCGTCATGTGGGCTCACGATTATACGAAGCTCCCCGTAGGCCGCGCTATAAAGACGTGGGTCGTGGGAACTGCGCTTAATTCAATAGTTGAATTTACACCAGACGAATTATACGACGCGGATTATCACGGACTTCGTGGAAGCACCGTGTTTAGATTTTATAAAAATGGTTTTCTTAACGCTGTTTCTGCTGGCTTTTATCCTATCGATTGGGAGGCTATGAAGAAACAGAATGGAGATGCGAATTATTTAGGCGGTACGCACTTTATGAAGCAAGATTTAATTGAATACTCTTGTGTACCTGTGCCGTCGAATCCCGGAGCGCTGCAAATAGGCGCGAGCGCGAAGGACGTTACGAATAATGAACTTAAATCGATGAGGGTCGAGCTTAAGAAATGGGCCGAAGATGCCCTTAAAAATTGTTCGTGTCCTAACGAAAAAGCGTTAGGAATTTCAGATGAGGCCGCAGGTGGCGCACTTGTGCCTGAAGGCGGCGACACTAATAATAAAGGAGATGTCAAAATGCGAAAAGGAGCGATAAGTTATAAAGACGCTCACCCAAACGGCACGCCACTCTCTGCTAAAGACGCCACGTGGAACGCGAATTCAGAACGCTCTAAGGCTACTAAGGCAGAGCACTTTCGCGCAATGCACGCGGGATTTACCGGCGATGACGAGTCGACTAAAGACGGTTATCAATATGCACATCACACAGGCGATGCGCCTCATGAGGTTAATCTAAAAGCGGTTAAGCGAATCGGTAAAGCCGTCGCCGCACAGCTACTCGTCACACCAGAACAGGACGACGAGGGGCATATGAAACAAGAAAGTACTCAGGATGGCGACGTTGACCACCTCGGTTTCACGCAGAACGATAACCAGATTATTCTCGACCATATGAACCAACATATGAGTGAGTTTAAAGAAGACTTACCGTGGGATGTTAGTACCGATGACCAATCGGGTTCTGCTAAGCAAAAGGAAGTCGATTCTAAAGAAGACGTAGCTAAAGACGTCGAAGAATCTAAAGACGAAGTTAAAGACGTCGAAGAGGCTACGAAAGAAGTCGACGAGAAAGCTGTTAGTGCAAACGAAGACGCGTGCGGCGAGTGCAAGAACTTCAAAGACGGGCAGTGTAGTCAAGACGAAACTCCCGACTCGTGTGATAATTCTAATGACGGTGAAGATGAAGAGCCGCCTAAAGACGAAGAGAAGCACGAGAAAGCACCGAACGGTAGGCAATGCGGTGGGTGCGATAATTTCGCTGACGAGAAATGTAAAGAAGACAAATCTCCGACCGACTGCGACGAAGCTCGCGGAAGTAAGACGACTAAGGGTGCAATTCCTTATACGAAAACACCCCTAGCCAGTGAAGACGCAGCGTGGGACGGCCCCGGTCAAATCGCAGCAGCCGAACCCGATGATTTAAAGATTATGTGTACGTGGGTCGACCCCGATGGTGACCCCGACGCGAAGAGTAGTTACAAGCTTCCGCATCATATGGCAAGCGGTTCGCACTCGTGCGTATTAAACGGCGTGCAGGGTTGCGGTGGAGCTATACAAGGAGCACGGAGTCCTCTTAAGGTTCCAGCCGGTGACCTAGCTGCTATTAAATCACATCTCGAGAAGCACTACCACGATTTCGGCGATAGCGCACCGTGGGAGTCCGACGACGAGAAAGAAGCGACTAAACTATTCAAAAAAATGATGGATATTACGACGACGAAGGCAGGTAGACGAATCTCTAAGGATACCGGCACAGCGCTTAACGAAGCGCTCGGTAAATTCTCAGAAGGATTCGGGCATCACGAAGCAGCCATGAAAGCACACGAGGCGGTAACGAAAGCCCACGCGAAAGCGGCAGCGGCTCACGACGAGGCTATCAAGTGCTATCAGAAAGGCTTCGATGCGGTAAAATCGGTTCTCGATAAGGAAGAGGGTGGTAACGACGAACAGAACACCGAACCCGAAGACCAAGAGCCGGTGAACCCGCCGACAACGCCCGGACAACCAACTGCAAAGAAACTCGAAGACGTCGAAGAAGTCTACACCGTCGACGTGAATGAGCTTGGTGAAATGTTGAAAGACACCGTAACCGAGCTTAAAAAGCAATTAAATTTGTAGGCTGTGCTCTCTCGTAATTTAAAATAGCGCAGCTTAAAAATGGAGACATATCTATGGAAGAAGCACATATGACGCGCAATGATATTAGCGCGTTGATTAAGGATATGCTTGCTCCCGTTATGGAAGAGGTTAAGAAAGGCGCGGCAATCCGCGATAATCTTAACGTTCGTTCACAACTTGGAGGCGAGCAGACTTCTACGAAAACCGCTGCTTCAGCTCAGATGGGAAATACAGTTAGCGGATTCATTAAAGCTCTCGTTATGGCTGAGAAGAACCGTGAAAGCCCACTTAACTTCGCAACTAGAGTCTTCGGCGATAAAGCCGAAGTTACAAAGGCTCTTAGTGCGAACCAAGATGTTAGTGGTGGGTTTTTGGTTCCAGAAGTCCTATCGACTGAGATTATTGAATTCCTAAGACCCGCCTCTGTTATGCGTTCTATGGGCGCTAGAGTGCTACCTCTCAACAACCTTCAGATGAGTATTCCGAAGGTGACGGGTGGTGCTAACGCGACCTATGTTGGTGAAAACGTCAACATACAAGCAACGCAACAGAGCTTTGGTCAGATAACACTTGCAGCTAAGAAACTAGCCGCACTTGTCCCAATCTCAAACGAGCTTTTGCAGGTAAACACAATCGCTGCCGACCAAATCGTACGAGAAGACCTCGTTAAAGCGATGGCGCAGCGCGAAGACCAAGCCTTTATGCGAGGCGACGGCACTGTTAATACGCCAAAAGGTCTTCTTAACTGGATTAGCCCAACGAACCAATTCGCGGCTACGCAGCCCTCGGCAGAAGGAGGCACACCAACCTATTCTAACCTTCAGAGTGTCACGAATGACCTCGCGACGTGCATCCTCAAATTGCGCCAAGCGAACATACCCATGACAAACTGCGGTTGGATATTCGCACCTCAGATTGAGTATTACCTTATGACAATAAGGGATTCGCTCGGTAACTACGCTTTCCAGCCCGAAATGGCGACAGGCAAGTTGCTTAGATTCCCCTACGCTGTCACGACTCAGATTCCGACTAACCTAACTGATTCAACTACGGGTAGTCCGGTTTCTAACTGTTCAGAAATCTACTTTGTGAACTTCGATGACGCGTTCATTGGCGACTCAATGCAGGTGAGAATAGACGTTAGCAATACGGCGGCTTATTACGATGGAATGAACGTCGTAGCAACCTTCTCGGAGGACCAAACGGTTATTCGAGCGGTTAGTATGCACGATTTCGCAATGCGATACGACCTCGCTGGCGCTGTTATGAAGTCAGTTAAAGGTTGGGGCGCTGCTTAAAGGAGTGAGGAAAAATGAGGTATTACGATATTTCAAGCAGAGTACAGGTTATTAACCTCGCTCACGCAGTAACGGTTACGCCCGGTGCGTCACCCGCTACAACGCACATCGACGTTGGAGATTCAAACTGTCTCTTCGTCGACCGAACTGGATACTACTCGTATATTCTACAAGTAGTTCTAAAGGGTGCGATGTACGCGACTAACACCACGTCTCTAGCTGTTAAAATGCAGTCTTCGACCGACGGAACATCGTTCACGAGTCCTACGGACTTCACGAGCATTTCGTCCGCCGACGCGGACTACAAACAGCTCTATCTTAACGCAACCGGCACGACCGCAGGATATAACGCGGTTCCCGCGGGTTTCCAAGACCAAGCGTACACGTTCACGTCGCCTACAAGCGCGTCCGCAACGGCTACCGTTCTCGACGCCCGAATCTTCGGGACACTCCGAGACGCTAACGTTATTGGAAAGTACATCGCGCCGTATGTGACGGTCGTTAACACGAAGACGGGTGCAGCAACCGCCGATTCTGCGATTACCGCAGACGTTAACCTACTGCTCGGCGCTGGTGACACAATGCCCGTTATAAGCGGCGGTACGATGGGCGGAACTAAGCCCTACTACTCTCCGGGGCAGTAAGCGAGAAAATGAAAGAAGTACTATTCGTGCAACTAGTATCGCCTTATAATATCGGTGAAATAGCGTGCTTTTCCGATGAGGAAGCTCAAAGGCTCGTGTTTAACGGATTAGCTCGATACGTCGAGAATAAAATCGTTACCGAACCCGAGGTTTCTAAAATGGTAGAGGCACCGCCGAAAGATAAGATGATGCGAAGCGCGAAAGTAAAGAAAAAGTGAGAGAGAAATCTCTCCCTTCCCCCTTTTTTAAAGGGAGGCGAAAATGACAAAAACATTAGTTTCTGCTGACTCCGCTGGCTGTCTCTACGTGGACTATACGTGCGCGTTTACGACTAATGACCTCGCAGATAAGGCAATTACAACGGCTAAACTTAATGACCAAGCGGTTACACCAACGAAAATACAAAATGCCTCGATTACCACAACGCAGGTATCACCAACAGCCGGTATTCTCGGTTCGCAATTAGGTGCAGGAACGGTTCATCAAGTGAAAGGAACCGTAACGTGGAACGGTGGCGCTACGCAAGCTATAGCGATACTTCCCGCAGGCGCGATTCTACTTCAAGCAATTTCTGTTTGTACCACAGCTTTCGATGGCTCAGCGCCGTCCCCGGGTGTAACGATTGGTTATTCCGGTAATCAAACTAAAATAATTACCGCTTCGACACTAACACTTAACGCGGTAACTGGTGAAGTCGCATCTTCATTAGGTGCAGACCTCTACGACGCGACGGCTAAGAAAGGTGCAAAGTTTTACGCAGCGCAAACGACCGTTAACGGCTACGTAACCGCAGGCGGAAGCGCAACAGTTGGTTCGCTTGACGTTTATCTAATCTACGTTCAAACCGCTTAAGGGAGTTTAAGAAAGATGAGCTTTCCAGAGGGGCCTACACGAGTCGGTATAGATACCGCAGGCGATATGAGCGGTGGTGCGTGGAACGCCGACGGAACTGCGAAGATAGAATGGGCGACGCTTCTTAACTCGATTATAGACGATGGCGTAGTAAATACTAACGTCTCAGTTCAAGTTAATACGGTCTATTTACAGGGCGTAAGCGCTTTAAATGGCACAATCCCAATTACAATAGTCGCACCAACGGCCGCAGTCGACGGCGCGATTACTGAGTCTGATTTACTAGCTCATAGATTCGCGGCATCTTCAACGCCCTGTGGGGCGCGGATTAGAGTAGTCGCTGATGCAGGTAATGACGTTTCTGGAGTTTTAATCGGTAACTCGAGCACACCACACTTTCCGCTATACGCAGGTCTTTCAATCGACCTCGCGTGCTCGGATTTACATAACATCTACTATCAGTTCCAGCATAGCGGCGATAAGATTTACTACATATCGACAGCGTAAAAAAATGGTAGAAATTACACAAGAATTACTCGAGAAAAGACTCGACCAATTACTAGCAGAAGAATCACAGCTTCGCGCGCAAGCAGAGGCAAATTTAAACGCATATAATGGCGCTATTCAAGAAATTGAAAAATTACTCTCACACTTTAATTCGGTTAAAGCACCGACAGGTGACGCCGGTGCTTGTGAGGCGTCTGTGATGATTCAAAATAACGTTAATGATGGAGAGAATATAGAATGACTTCAGCAGTATTTGATAACGCAATGGTTAAGATGGGTTCCGCCCTCACTAATTGGACGACCGGCCAGCAAGCTACGAAATGGTGCGCTCTCGGCGATACTACGTGCCTAACCGATTGTGGGACTAATAAAACCTCATACGCTACGTATGCAGACATTACAAGTGAAGCCCACGAGGTTTCACACGGAACCTATTCGTCATACGCGACGGGTGGAATGAACCCGACCTCTATAACAACCGGTGCGCTTAGCTCTAGCGTATGCTACTACGACGCGGCCGACTGTCAATGGTCGTCTGCTACGTTTATCGCGTATATGGCGTTCGTAAAAGGCGACGGTGCAGCGATAACGACCTCGACCACACCACTAATTAGCTATCACGACTTTGGCGGTGTGCAACAGGTAACAAGCGGTACGTTTACCGTAGTATGGGCTAACTCACCACAACCGGGCGTATTTAAGATAACCATCTCGGCAGCGTCGTAAATGAGCGACAAGCCGTTTCGCGTCTTCGATGAAGACGACGAGAAGGAGTTTAAAGCGCAGGTAGCGGCGGAGCCGGAGCTATGGCATATCTACGCTACCGCGCTTGACCCTACGGTTAAGATAGAAAACGACGTATTTCCTAGACCTCATGAGGTCTATAATTGCACTTCCTGTCGCTACGGTGGCCCGAACATTAGCGCCAATAAAGAGAGATTTTACAATAGATGCGCTAACACGAAGGCACGAACCTTCGGTATGTGGTGTGAAGGTAAACGGTGGAACGATACGGGGTGTCCGTGGTTTGATAGTAAGATAAAAAGACCACCTCACGGCTATTTACCGGGAGTTGAAGACGGAAAATACGGTACGAACGATAGGAAATAATGGCCGGTATAACTACTTCTGTTGGGGTGTTTACCTCTCCTACGTCTAATGGCGCGCAGACAGTTAGCACGCCGTTTACCCCAAAGGCTATTATCTTTTTTCACGCCGTCGCGGTAGCCGGTTGGTGGGTCACATATCTAAATGGAATCGGTGTAGCGACGTCTAGCTCGAATATGGCGTCTACAGGTACGACGTCGCTCGCCGCACAGACTACCTCAGTCGCGACACGTAGAAACTCTACTACTAAGTGCATAACGCAAGTAGACTCTACCGGAACTACTAGGCTCGAAGCGACGCTCACGTCGTTTAACTCTAGCCCTACCGGATTCACGATAACATGGAGTACTACGTACGCGTCGGGTTATCAAATTTCATATATCGCCCTCGGTGGTGATTTATCGAACGCGTACGTTAAGTCGTGGCAGATTGCCGCAGGAACGGGCGTTCAGAGCGTAACCGGCGTTGGATTTAAACCGGATTTAGTTCTTCACTTTACCGACCAACAGAACGCGATAGGCACCGGAACTAGCGCGGTGCAGATGATAGGCGCTATGGATAGTAGCGGAAATCAATGGGTCGCGTCGGTTAACGCTATGACCGGCGATACGACAACCGTAACCAATCGACAACAGAGAACGGATAATTGTATCTCGGGGCTCTGGAATAATGCTCAAATTAACTTAGGCGCGTATAGTGCGATGGGCTCGGATGGTTTTTCTATTAACTTCGGCACGAATACTAGCTCAACGCAATACGTATTTTCTTTATGTTTAAAAGGCGGAGCCGCGTCTGAATTAGGATGTGGTAGCTGGTCGAAAACGACCGGCGCTAGCGGAAGTACAGATACAGTTACCTGTACGTGTAAGTCAGTACCCGTAGGTGCGCTCTTTGTAACGGCGAGTACTGCCGCGTCAACGAGTATTATAGCTGGCTTACGTCTTACAGTAGGCGCCGACGACGGCACAAACCGCTATACAGGCGCTTTTCAAGATAAAAACGGCGTTACAACAACGGTAACCGCGCGAGGGTGGTACACGGCTAATTCAATCGTGGTGTGTGATAACGACGCGGAAACTGCCGACGCGCTTGCTACTACATCATTTTCTGGAACGGTAAATCAGTTTACGACGACGTGGGCCACAAATAACGCTACCGCTACGCAGATTTGTTATATTACGTTTAATACTGGCGTAATGAACGCTTCCGTGACCGGAACACAGAGCGGAAGTACGGCGGCACAACAAGCAATTGGGGTTACCTCAAATATAACCGGAACCCAACCGGGAGCGACTTCGACCTATCAAGCGATTACAGTTAAGTCTAGCTCGAATATAACTGGAACACAGCCGGGCGCGACATCGGCGCAACAAGCGGTTGCTATTAGTACGTCGCTAAGCGGCACACAACGAGGCTGTACGGCCGATAGACAAGCGGCATCGATTTCAAGTAGCATAACCGGAACACAACCGGGCGGAACGTTAGATAAACAAGCCGTAGCGACTGCGTTAAAAATTACTGGAAGTCAATCAGGATGTACTTCCACTTATCAAGCGGTTACGTTTACCGTTAGCTCAAACGCTTCCGCACCACAACCTAGCGGCACGTCGGATAGACAATCGGTGGCATCATCTATTGGTGCATCAGCTTCGCAACTAGGCTGTACGGTAGATAAACAAGCTGTAGCGACTAGCTTTAGTATAACGGGAACTCAACCGAGCGGAACTTTCGATAGACAAGCCGCATTAGCCTCATTAGGGGTATCCGGCACGCAACCAAGCGGAACCTCTAATATGCAAGCCGTTACGTTTATGGTTAGCTCAAACGTCGCGGCACCGCAACCGGCTAGTATCTCTACGATACAAGCTATATCTACGTCTTTAGGAATAACAGGCACACAACCGAGCTGTATCGCTACATACCAACCTATTACGCTAAACGAATCCGAAAGCGTAACGGTATCGCAGCCGGGATGTGTTTCAAACTTCTTAACTGCTTCTACTAAACTTACATCTACCGGAACACAGCCGGGCGCGAGTTCTACATCTCAAGCGGCTTCTCTTAGCTCGAGTATAACCGGCTCACAACCAGCGGCAACATCGACGATACAAGCGGTAGCATCATCGTTAGGTAGCGCGGTAAGTCAATTAGGATGTACCGCTACTCAACAAGCTACGTCGATTAGTATCCCTATTAACTCACCTAACGTTTCACAAGTTGGCTGTTCTGCGGCTACACAAATTGTAGCATTATCATTAAGCGCAACCGGCAAACAACCTAGCTGTATCGCAACGTATCAGCCGATTACTATCTCGGCAGGTGCTGAGCAGGTAATTGTAGGTCAGCCGGGATGTATCTCAGACTTCTTAACTGCATCTATCGCGTTAGCCACGACGGTCGCACAGTTAGGCGCAAGTTCTACCATTCAATCAGTTTTAGTTACATCTAGCATAATCGGCACACAGCCGAGCGCGACGTCGACGATACAAGCAATAGCATCATCGTTAAGTAGCGCGGTAAGTCAATTAGGCGGTACTGCTAGTTCTCAAGCTGCATCGATTAGTATTCCTATTAATTCACCTTTAGCACCACAAGTCGGATGTTCTACGGCTACGCAAGCTGTAGCATTGTCATTAAGCGCAACCGGCAAACAACCAAGCGGTATCGCAACGTATCAACCCATCACACTCTTAACGGCAGCGCAGGTAGTTGTAGGGCAGCCGGGATGTATTTTAAACCTTTTAACTGCTTCTGTTGGGCTTAGCACAACTAGCACGCAGCCAAGTAGCATAGCTACTACGCAAGCGGTTACGTTTACCGTTAGCTCGAATATATCGGGAACGCAACCGGGTAGTATCTCATCAGCACAGCCGATAACCTCTTCGCTAAACGTCGCGACTAGTCTCGTAGGATGCACAGCAGATTTTCAAGCACCGGCCTTAGCGTTTCCGATTAACTCGCCTAACGTTTCTCAAGTCGGCTGTATTTCGACTACGCAAGCCGCGTCAACGTCGTTAGGCGTAACTGGAACGTGCTCGGGCTGCGTAGCAACGTATCAGCCAGCTATCATTCCTTCCGCGAGCGATATAGTCTATGTATCCCAACCGGGATGTATCGCTGACCAGCAGCTACCTAACGTGGCATTTCCGATAAATAGTCCCGTAGTAAGCGCCGTTGGATGTACAACCGCGGCACTCCTACCCGTAGTATCGCTTTCTACGTCTACAAGCGCACCGAGTGGTATAGCAGATAGCCTAAACGTCATTTCGAGTATAGCCATCGCTTGCGCACAGCCGTCGGCGACTTCGAACGTTCAATCAATTACGCCCATATTAAACGCATTAGTCTCGCAGGTCGATGGCGTCGCTGACCAGCAGTTACCATATATTTCAATGAGCGTAACCGGTACGCAACCGAGCGGCGTAGCAATTATACAATCAATTAAAGCTTCATTAAGTACACTCGCCTCACAGGTCGAGGCGGTAGCGGATTATCAATTATCTTCACTTATAGTTAGCTCAAACGTTTCGGTAAATGCGCCGGGTGCGGTTTCCGACTTCGTTGCAGGAACAAGCGTTTTCGTAGGCACCCCACCGCTTATTGTATTCGTAGGACAACCGAGCTGTAGTTCTTTCGCGCAATCATCCTTTGTTTCGCTTAACTCATTTACGACACAACCGAGTAGCGTTTCATCAGCGAGTGGCGTAACGCCGACGGTTGGCCCTGTTGTAGCGCAACCAAATGGTGTCGCTATGTCATTAGCGCCTTCAACTACGCTGTCTATAGCGGCCTCTATGGTAAATGGTATCGCGAGTTCGCTTAGCGTAACACCTTCGATTAACGCCATTATACGTCTTATTCCGAGCGGCGTCGCGGATTATGAACCCGTAAGCTTCTCGATTAGTTCAAGTATCTTAGTAAGCGCTGTAGGGTGCGTCGCTAATGCGATAGACATTAAAGAAATTTATATTTATCAAATTCAGAGAATCATCAACGCAGCCGGTGAAGTAGATGATTCGTTTAGCCTTAATGGCAATGTTTCTACGCTCGAAGCAAGCGGAGACGTAGATACCGAGTTTTCAATAAACGGAGATAAAACCGATACTAAAGACCTCTCCGGCGAGGTTAACGATGATTTTACACTTAATGGTGGGATTTAATGGCTGCAATTAATCAAGATATAGGATTCGACGCGGGAGAGGACATAGCCGTTAGTATCCCGATAGTAAAAGCGGGAGAACCGCTAGACGTCGAAGGGGCTACGTTTACGTGGAAGATGTATCACACGCTAACTGGAATCGTATTAGAGAAGGATAACCTAGTCGATGGTAACGGCGGAATTTCGATTAACGTAGATGAAGAGTCTGTAACGCTCGCTTTTGCGAAGGCCGATACCGAAGCTCTTATTCCACTCACGTATGACCACGAGCTACGTATTCATAACTCAACAAACGCGGAGAATATTATCACGTCGGGATTGTTACGGCTCGGGCAGAGTATCACACTTATCGGAGTTGATTCATAATGAAGCGCTCTATTGAAGTTCTCACGCCGCCGGAAGGTTATCCTATCACGCTTGACGAGGCTTCGGATTATCTTCACGTTGACCCATCGAATGAAAGCGAAGACCAGACGATTGAAGTGCTCATAGCGGCAGCGACGGGAATGGCCGAGAAATACATAGGTAGGGCGCTATTAACGCAGACGCTTCGAATGGAGTATATGCCGAATCCGCCTGAGATTCTACCAATGCGGCTTCATTTATTTAGAGCTGCACCTCTACAAGAGGTTTTAAACGTTACTGCTTACGACCAAGAAGGCGTCGCACACGTACAACATTCAGATATTTATCACGTTGACACGATGACAATACCGGGACGTCTTCAGCTCCTTATGGGGTTCTGGTGGGATTACTACGTATTTGGCTATTACTCGGTTGATTATACTGCCGGATTCGGTAATGATAGAAGCGCCGTTCCGCCGGAGATTAAAGTAGCGATTCTAATGCTTGTTTCTCAGCTCTATCAGAGTAGAGAAGAGATGGATTATACGATTTCACCACAAGTAGAGGTTCTTTTACAGGATTGGAAACTCGACGTGTTCGACTACGCCGACAGCTCGGCCGTGAAGTGGAGTCCTTTTGGCACCGCTTCGTTAGGTTACGGGTACAGATAATAACGAGAGGGAGAAAATGACAGATGTTGCTTATGCTTACGCAAAGGCTAGACTGCACTTCGTGAAAGGCGATATAACGTGGAAAGCCGCCACTTCTACAGTATATATGGCGCTCTACACGAGCAGTCTAACACCAGACCAATTAAACGACGAAACGTATAGTAATACAAACGAACTAGCGACGGCGAACGGCTATACACAGGGCGGCGCAGTTATGTCGCTTAACGACCCGGTAGTTACCGGAACCGCGCCTAACGCGTATGCGAAACTCTATAGTTCCGACCAAACGTGGACAGGCGCTTCGTTTACCGGCGCGCAGACCGTTGTGATTTATAATAACGCGGGTTCGAAATATCTAATCGGCTACATCACCTACGGCACGGCTAAAGCCGCACAGGGCGGTAATTTCACGGTTTCGTGTCCGACAAATGGATGGTATGATTACTAAATAAATGACGTTTTACTCCAAAACAGGTAACTTTGACGCGCCAGCGAGTCCGCAATCGCAATCTATTACGGGTGTGGGCTTCCAGCCGAAGGCACTTATCATTTGGGGAACCGCGCAAGCTGCCGAGGGGTGGTCTGCCGGAACCGATTGTCAGTTCTGCTACGGCTTCGCTACGGATAGCACTCATCAAGGCTATATCGCTATCGTCGCGAATAGCGGCGTTACTACTACCTCGTCGTATCGTAGAATGAATAATAGCGCAATATGCGGCTATGTACAATATACGGGTAGTACTATCCACGAAGGCGCACTTACGTCGCTTGACGCTGATGGGTTTACGATAAACTGGACAACGACCACATTCGCCCCGACGTATCACTTCCTCGCTCTCGGCGGAAGCGACATAACGAACGCAACGGTTGTACCGTGGACTGCACAGACTACTACAGGAAATCAAGATATTACAAGCCCGGGATTTCAGCCCGACGTCGTACTTCACGCAGGTGCGGCAGTCGCGTCAGGAAGTAATACGTCAAATTTACTCTATATGCTTGGCGCGTATGACGGAACGAATCAATGGGCTAAATGGGGGTATAGCCTCGCGGGTCAAACTACGTCTTCCGCTACAAGGTTACAAGTCACCGATGGCTCTGTAGTCGCGTGCGTGGGCGCTGGTACGACGATAACGAGTCACGCGACGGGCGCGATGCTCTCGAATGGGTTTAGACTCGCGTGGGACACGAATAGTAGCGGCTATGCAAGTTACTATATGATTACACTATGCCTAAAAGGCGGAAAGTATCAGGTCGGAAATTGGTCAAAATCAACTAGCACACTTGGCCCCGTATTCGATTCAGTAGCGGCTTCGGGAATATCGTCAACTAGCGTATTGCTAATGTCGGATAGTCACGCCGCGTCGGGAAGCGTGTTAACCGGGCATAGACTAATGATAGGCGCTACGGACTCGTCTAACAACTCTCAGGTCGCGTGGCATACCGATAAGAATGGCGCTACGACAACGGTAACTAAAAAGGGGCAATATACTACCGAAAGTCTACAGATAAGCGATAACGACACGGCTACTACCGAAGCATTAGGCGTAATATCGGCGATGAGAACGGTAGCGGTAAGCGGAGCGCTTAGTTGTAGTCAGGGCGTCGAAAGTGATGGAGTGTACACCTATGGTTCAGGAGCGACCGCGCTTTATAAATACGATTCAAATTGGAACGTTATCGCTACGAATACTAACATAGCTACACAGACCGGTGACGACCATTGTGGTGGTATCACGTATTATGATGGAAAGATTTACACCGCACAAATGAACGGTTCGTCTCATAATCAGGGTAGAATCGGCATATTTAACGCGTCGGATTTAAGCTTTGTTACTTATTGGGACGTCTCTGCACAGGGATTCGACCCGTCGGGATGCGCGGCAGACCCCGACCATAACATCCTATGGGTCACTGGCTGTTATAATAATCCACAGTATATTTATCAATACAATTTAACGACGGGAGCGTATATTGGCGCTATAACGCCAAGTCCCACTATCTCGTGCGTGCAGGATATAAAATACTACGACGGGAATCTCTATCTCTCTCTCGGCTACAATCCTCTTTATACCGATATTTTAAAAATGAATACTAGCGGCGGGGCGCAATCGTATCCGCTCTACGCTCAGCTTTCACTCGATGAAGGAGAAGGCTTTTGGATTAATAGTTACGGAATCACGATGATTGTAAACAACGATAGCCATAACCCTAACGCCTATCTATTCCAAAAGGGCGGCTTTGCCCCGTTCTGGTCGACTAATAACGCTGTAGCGACGCAGATTTGTTATGTTTTATTTGGGTATTCTGAGATAATAGTCTCGGGAGTTACCGCTAGTATTAGTCCTTCTGCAAATGTCTCGCAACCGGGCGTGAGTGTATCGGGCGTAACAGCTACGGTAAATCCTACCGCGAATTCACTTCCAGTTAACGTAAGCATCTATGGTGTTTCCGCTACTAACGCCCCTACGGCATATGTGTCGGTTATCTCGACAAGCACCGTTGGAATTACCGCGACGGCTCATCCGACCGCGAACGTTGGCGTTATCCCGACAGCCGTTACAGGTGTTACAGCAGTTGTTACCCCGACCGCGAACGTTCCGGTCGTACAGGTTTCAATTTTAGGTGTAACTGCGACTGCGAAGATGAGAGCGAATACCCCACTAGAGGCGGCGCTTTCTGCAATCGCCCTTTCAAGTTCCGGTACTGTACCAAGTTACACATACATCCCCGCACCCGTCGATACGGCGTTTACTAATACCGGAATCGAAGTTATTTGCGTACAGAATCAACAATACGGAACCGCTCATACGTATAACCTAACGATTAAAGATACACTATATACGTTTACGTTACAGCCGCAACAATGCGCGTTCTTCGGCCAATTTCCGGTAGCGACGTGGGGAAGTACGATTGAAGTAACCTCGGCTACTGATAATGTTTATATCATAATATTAGGTGACTAGATGACCTCATATCAATACAACGTGACCGTATTCGCGGGAACGCAAGAGTTCGTTGGCCCCTTTGTCTCACAGTATCAGCCGAGCATTAGACTTCTACACTCCGCCACGTCGAACGTTAGTGTTGGTATTATAGCGCCATCTACTTTCGTTAGCGAATATGCAGTTATTACTTATAACCCTGCAAAGTCACCACAGTTCGCAAACGTAGATAGTGCGACGTTTATTCACGTAATTAACGCTGGCGGCTTTAATGATGTTATCACCCTTATGCCGGTGTTCTGTTGACGAAAGTAAAAGGAAAATCACTTAGCCGAAAGGCGCAGCTCATAAAGAAGTTTCCAAACGGGTTTCGAAAGACGAGAGCGAAAAAATGACCATTACCGATATTAGATTCGACCCCTCACCATCGCCGACTAAGCGAAACCCGAGGAATACGCTATTTCAACTTAGGCGAAAAATCGTATTTCAGCGATACGAAGGCCCAAAAACCGGCGACGAAATAGGGGGGCATCCATATCAGGATTATGTCGACTATCTAACCGGCTATGACGGAACCGGCGTATATTGCGACATTCAAACGCCACATCCCGACGACGTAATGATGGCGGGTCAGCAACAAGAAATCTTAACTCATTCGATATTGGTTCGCTATGACGCGAGAATAGACCCGAGAATGATTATTAAATACACGAACCTTAAAACGGGGCTATCTCGGTATTGGTACATCGTAACACTCGTAAACCTAGACTTCGAATGGCATTATCTTCGTATTGGTGCTGTTGAAATCATAGAATACGACGACGAGGGAACATAAATGGTCGATGCTGAAACCGGCGTAGGATGTAAAGTAGAAGGTATATCCGCAGTTGTGGCTAGGTTCGGCGAGAAGATTAGTGCAACGAATCCGATGCTAGTTGCCGCGATTAATGCAGGTTTAGCTATCGTAGAGACGTCCGCTAAGATAAAGGTACACGTAAAAAGCGGCCAGCTTAAGATTAGCATCCACACGATACCGGCAACGCCCGGAAACCTCGAAGGAAGAGTCTATACATCGAAATCATATGGCTGGTATCTTGAGAAGGGAACGAAACCACACCTAATCGTGCCGGTAAAAGCCCTAGCATTACACTTCGTTGCAGATGATGGCGACGTATTCACAAAACAAGTACAACACCCGGGCTCACAGGCGTATCCGTTTATGGAACCCGCTCTTGAAGAGAATGTAGAAGACATAAAGGCG